CTATTCATAAATTTTGATTCCAGCGTCTTCCAATGTCTTTTTTGCTTCCTCTTTGGTGAAAAAGATACTTTTTCCAACTTCACTCAAATTATTATAAATTAATCTTGTCTTCCAAATGTTACGACAGTTTTTGCAATGATCCACCATGCAGCCATTGGTTTCTTTCCCTAACAGGCAAATTTCATATACTTCCGCGCCAATATATTCTTTAATGATATCCAGTGCATCATAAATTTTTTTCATACCATTATCTCCTTTTTTATAAATATCTGTTTTCGATTAGTAGTTCTGACAAAAGTGTTTTCATAGCAGATAATTGTGACATAATCATTTTAAGTTCCTGATCTGCTTTCTCCTGTTTTTGTTTTTTGATTTCTGCCAGGCGCTCTTTTTCTTCTTCCGTAAGAGAATTGTACCAATCGTCATAAAGTTTCTTTTTATACTCATGGATCATATCTATACCACAGATACAATACCAACGTTTTCTAACAAGCTCTGCATACCATGCCATACTTAATTACCTCATAGGATATTACTCTTAATGATTTCGATTGCCCTATCGATAGATATCGTTGTTTTTTCAGACATCAAACTTCCATCTTCTCTGTAAATGGGATTCTTTTCTTTTTCGAATTGTTCGATTACTTTATCTAAATCAAAAGCTGTTGGTTCTGCTTTTATTGCTTCTATGGAGCAAATAAAACCAACCAAGCATCCATACGTAACGTCTTCCTCGCCTTTTTTGTTTTCTCTTTCTTTTTCAAATTTGCGTGTACCCTCATCAAGTTTTTGGATTATTTTATCTGCATAAATTAATCTATTCATTTTTTATTGCTCCAATCTAATCTTTACATTTATATATGTCAAAAAAAACCGCTAAAAATAAGAAAAACCACTATTTTTTATAGTGGTCTTTCTTTTAGTCTCTTTCTTCCTGGATTTCCTGATCTTTTTCTTCTTTACTTATTTTGAAACCATCGTAGCAGAATCCATAATCTTCAGACAACCAATCTGATATAGCATCAAGCCATGCACCTTCATCGAATTCCCCGTCTTCCATATAATTTGCCTTATCAAACTCTTCCGGTAATTCGATTTCTTTTGGCAAAATAGCTAAGACTTCTTCGATTTCTTCCGGTGTCGAAAGATTTGTGCCATCTGTTACGTCCCATTTAATATCATATATTTTCATCTTAATCTCTCCTAAATTTCCATATCGTCTAGGTCACATACATAAACTTTAAGACCTGTTAGCTTTCCGTCTTTTTTTACAAATTCTGTATTTGTATACTTATATCCTGTGGCATCCATCATTTTTTGAGTAGCTATTTTATCGTCCCTATTATTTATTTGCTGCTCATTGAAACATCCAACCAAAATACCTTTTCCTTTGATATATTCTTTGTCTTGTGGTAAATAATTTTGTCCATCTTTGGAAATCACATATTCTCCCATAGTTTATAGTTCCATATCTTCCGTATCTAAAGTTACCGTGTGTTTTTCATCCAATGCTTTATTCGGTATATTTTCATTGATTTGTCCTGCCTTTATGATTTTGATCGCACCTTCCAAAACCTCAACCGCTTTTCTTTGCTGGAATTCCTCCGTTATTGTGCCGTTTTTTTCTCATACTCAGCAATACGCTTGTGCGTTTGTATTTTCTTTTTTAGTTGTTCTATAACCTTATCCAAATCATAAGCGGTTGGTTGTTTATCAATAACAGAAGCAATGCGTAAAAAATCTAAGCAATCCATGTCTTCGTTCTTTGAAATTGCTTTTTCTAAATCCGCTTTTAATTTATCCGTATCAATGGGTCTGCCCATATTATCTATCTATCTCCTTTGAAATTTTGTCTCTTATCTCTGCAATATCCTTTTTACTGCCATATAATAAAGTGTCATTTTCTATAAACTGTAACAAAAATGCGATATTATATTCTTTTACGGTTTCTATCGTATTCCTCATGGTATTGATCACACAATATCCAGCATCTTTGTTTTGATATATAGCTGTTGTCGGAGTCGCTACTTTTAAATCCCATCGTTTTTTATCTATCGTAAACATACATTTTGGAATTTTTCCATTCATTACTTTCACACAATCATTTTTATATTTATCGATAAAAGCCTGTAACTCCGGTTCTATAAATGTAACATCAAAATTATCCATATTACTATGTTTGATTTCTTTCATAATATATTTATCGATCAAATTTTCCGGATTATATTTTTTCTCATCCCATTTTGTTTTATACTCAGGGTGTAAATCATGTATTTCCACAGACATCTGTAAATTTTTAAATATCGGTAAAGAATCCTGTGTAATCTCATAATCTCCATAAAAGGTATAAGTCCTGTATATTTCCATTTGGCAAACAATATTATGATGATCAAACTGTAATATCTTTCTTTGCATGGGGTACTCTCCTTAAATATTTATCGATCTCTGCTATCATCCATTTCTGCACAATATTCTTCAATATGCTTTCTATTTTCTGGCGTATCAATCCAACCAAGATAACGTCTATCAAAGTTCTCAGGTAATTCCTCAACGGGAATTAATTTTATGCCATCCTTTATCGCTTGTGCAACAGCAGCATCATCATTTTCAAATACTTCTAGTGCATCAATCCTACATACTTCGAGCATTCCTGTGCCATTAGAGTTAAAAATAGTGTATCCTTTATTACAAGTTTCGATTGTCCAGTCTTTGATAACTTCTTTTACTGTTTCTTCGTCTCCGAATACTGACATTAGTTGCTGATATCTTTCTTCCGTTAATCCTAAATTTTTCATATTTTATTAGCCGCCTTTTCTATTTTTTTAATATGTAAACCTTTATTTATATATGTCAAAAAAAATTGAAAAAGTAGGCCGTTTTTGCATATAAAAAAGAACTCTTTTTCAGAGTCCTTTTTCTATTTATTTTTCCGTATTTTCCTCATTTTCTGCTTCCTGCCAATAAACGAACCATGCAGTCGGGCAGTTCTTTGCATTTACAGCTCTGTCAAACAGCTCTTTTTCAATGGTTTCTACCTTTTCTCTGCAAACTGCAATCTCTGTATCATACTTTGCAATCTTATCCTTAATACTCTGTGGACGCATATCTTCCTCGCAAACAGGGCAGCGGTTAATATCAAAGCCTTCTACAACACCAACCTTTTTCTTTGCAATTTCCAGATACTTCGCAATTACCAGCTTACTCTTACAGTTTTCACAGGTGCAAACCGCAGTCTTTCTGCCTTCCAGATAAGATTTACTATTCTGTTCTTCTTTCTTTGTAATTACGGATTCCAGATTCTTTCTTGCCTGCTTTAACTTTCCTGTTTCTGCAATGATAGGTCTCTTAATCTTTACAGCAATGGGAGTTCCGCCATATAATTTTGCGCAGAGTGCCATAGCTTCCTCTTCGGTATCATTCACCAGATTCTTGCGGAAATCCACTCCTGTATCTGTGCCAGTAAGCCCATTCACTACCTGTGTGATAATATCCTTTTCATTCTCGCTGTGGTTTTCAAATACTTTTGTCTTTTCAATCATTTTATGTTCTCCTCTTTTCATATGATAAAAATAATTACTCTACTTATATATGTCAAAAAATTCTTGATTTTTATAAAAAACAGACAGGTTTTTACCCTGTCTGTCTTATTTTAATACATTTTCATTAAATCACTTGGTAATCTTAAATCCCCTCTCGGAGATAATGCTACACCACCTACTTTCGGTCCGTCCGGAATACAAGAACGTTTAAATTGCTGTGTCCGGAACCTATGATAGAAAATATCTAATGTCTTACTGATTTCTTCTTCTGTTACTTTTGGAAATGCAATTTTTGCAAGGGCTAAAATCTTTTCTTTTCCAAATCCGTTTCTTAAATAATGATATAAAAAGAAATCATGTAAATCATATTTTCCAATACTCTCTTCCGTTTTTTGTGCCATTTCATCATTTTTATCTGTAGGCAGTAATTCCGGAGAAATCGGTAGATCTACAATTTCTTTTAAAATACCTCTTGTACTCCTTGTACCATTGTCCTCCGCGTAAATATCCGCATAGGCATCTACCAGATATTTTACCAGTGTCTTTGGTACTCCAACATTGACCGCATAATTACTCATATGGTCTCCGTTATAAGTACACCACCCTAATGCCAGTTCAGATAAATCTCCGGTACCGATTACCAAACCATTTACCATATTCGCATAATCAAAAAGAATTTGTGTTCGCTCCCTAGCCTGTACATTTTCATAAGTAATATCATATACATCAAGAGCATGTCCAATATCTTTTAAATGCTGTGTACATGCTGCCGTAATATCTACGACTTTATAAGTAGTTCCGAGACGGTCAATTAATTCGTCTGCCAGCCCTTTTGTTTTTACACTGGTACCAAATCCTGGCATTGTAATGGTATGAATGTTTTTCCTTGGCAATTCTAACTGATCGAAGGCAATGCAACATACCAATAATGCCAATGTACTATCTAATCCTCCGGAAATCCCAACTACTACTTTTTCTATCCCAGTTGCACGTAATCTTTGGATTAATCCTTTTGCCTGTAAATTTAAGATTTCCATACAACGATTTTCACGTTCTTTTGGATCCCCTGGCACAAAAGGGTAAGGATCTACTTTTTCCGGTAAAGCATAAGGGAATCCCGATACAAAAACCTTTTCCCATACAATATCAGGTACTTCACCCCATACATCACTATTGAATTTACGCCTGTCATTTACACATTTTTCAATATCAATGACAGAAATAACCATAATATCATCCTGCATAATATCTGTAGATTCTGCTAACAATCTGCCATTTTCTGCAATCATACAATGTCCGGAAAACACAAGATCCGTGGAACTTTCCCCTGCCCCACTGGAAGCATAAATATATCCGGCTCTGCATCTACCTGACTGCATTTTTACGAGATTTCTACGATATTCTCTTTTTCCGATTAAATCATTACTTGCAGATGGATTTACAATGATGGTAGCTCCTGCACGACTGAGCAATCCACTGGGCGGGCTATCTACCCATAAATCTTCACAAATTTCAGTGCCTATAATAACATCACTACCGCCATCTAATAACAGTCTTTCCGAAAAAGGTACTTTATCCCCTAGCAGAAAAAGGAAATCAGAGGTACGGCAGGTAGAAGATACAAACCATCTTTTCTCATAAAATTCCCCATAATTCGGGATATATGTTTTAGGTACGATTCCCTTAATATGACCACTCTGGATATATACGGCACAATTAAACAATTTTCCGTGGTCTTCAATCGGCATTCCTACACATACCAGAATATTATTCCCATTGGTTGCTTCTTTGATATCACGTAATGCATATTCAGCCTGTTCAGATAACTCTTTTCGAAGAAACATATCTCCACAGGTATATCCCGTCAAACTCAATTCCGGAAATACCAATAATTGTACCTTTTCTGTTACTGCTTTTTCAATATATTCACAAATCTTTTTGGCATTTGCAAATACATCTCCTAATGTAATCGGAAAAGATGCCGCAGCTACTTTATAAAAACCATATCCTAAATTTGGTCTACTATCCATAAAAATCCTCCATATATAAATGACGATAGCTAATTCCACTCCTGCCAGGGATGGTCTTTACTTATCGTTTGCAAGTCTCCAGTCAATACATCTCTGCAAATAGTCTACATAATCCGCATTCTTACACATGCCTTTTCCCGGCGTATCGGAAATCTTAGCAACATCCATGCCATTACACTTTGTAACCTTCATTACGATATTTAATGCAGGAACATTGGTATCATTACTAATATAAGTGCCAATTCCAAATGCCACATTTGCTTTTTCTCTAAAATGGCTGTATAATTTATCCGCTTTTTCAAAGTCGAGACTATCGCTGAATAATAATGTCTTTGTTTTTGGATTAATTCCCAAAGACTCATAATGAGCAATCATCTTCTCTCCCCATTCAAAAGGATCCCCACTATCATGTCTGACGCCACTAAACAGTGTCGCATAAGTAAGTTGAAAATCTCTTAAAAAACAGTCTGTCGTAATGGTATCTGTTAAAGCAATACCATTTAACACTCCATATTCCTTTACCCAGGCATCTAATGCATACCAGTTAGAATATGCCGGATTATGCTTGTGATTGCCCTGTCCGGTACACATGATCCATTCGTGTGCCATAGTACCCACCGGTGTTAATCCATACTTCTTTGCAAGATATACATTAGAAGTTCCTACAAAATGAGAAGACACATAATCACCTTTGTTTACCTCAGAAAGTCTTCTTACTGCCAGTTCCTGTGCCTGTGCAGAAAGTCTGCGTCGCAATCCAAACTCACTAAAATTACCAAGACAGTAAGCCCATCCTAATTTATCAATTTTGGTGTTCAGTTTTTCTTCGAAAGAATCATACAGCTTTTCATAATCATAGTTCATCCGGAAAAAGACTTCGTTTACAATCGCCAATGTCGGAATCTCATACATGGAAGTATTTAACCAAGTGCCAGCAGCTTCAATGGATAATCCACATTCCGCATCGGTTGTAATCGTAAAATCCTCATATCTGGGCTGCCACAGTCTTAAGAAATCCACATAAGACCCCTTAATCCATTTGATATTTTCCAGATAAAACAGTTCATCTTCTGTAAATCGTAATTTACAATAAGCTTTGATCTGCTCCTTAATTTCTTCTACCATAGCAGGAGTAAAGAACACATCTTTGTTTCTGCATTTAAACGTCCATGTAGTTTTATAGGAACTAAACTGGTGGAAAATCGTCTGCCCCATAGAAAACTTATACATATCGGTTTCCAGTAAGCTGGTAATAATCTGCGGTAATTTCATTTTTCTCCTCCTCTTACAAATCCTTTGTCTGTAACATATCTACCTGAATCAGTTTCATCGCTTCAATCGCTGTCTTATGAGTCTTGGGTGTTACACATGCGCATGCGTCCTCAATAACACAGATATTTGCTTCCGGTAAGGTTGCCTTTGCGATTGCTACGTTGCTCAATACGCAGATGCCCGTGCAGAAGCCAACGAAATCAATTTCCAAATTCGGTCCATATGCCTCCCAAAGTTTCTGATATTTGGGAATTATGGAAATAGCACCAAAAGTGGGCTTTTTAAAGACTTCTATTTCATCCGGATCATAATTTCTTTTAATGGCAAAATAAATATCAGGATGAATCATCCAGCCGTCCGTAGGTGCCCAAACACCAGTAGGTACGATACAATGTGGTACCGGTAAGTTTTTGCCTTCTTTGGTTTCCATATAATTCTCATCATGGGAATCCATCGTAAGAATAATCTCATCATATTTCTTACTATTAATCATTTCTACAATCTTTGGTACCGCAGCTTCGCATTCCTTATTACCTAAAGCTCCTGTAATAAAATCATTCTGTGCATCAATTACCATCAAAACTTTCATACTCATAAGTTATTTCCTCCCTTTTTGTATTGTTTGTAAAATCCTACGACAGCTATTTATATCAGAACTACTTAAATATGGTACGGTTTCTTTTAGATATGTTATATTGTCGGTTACTATTGCTGTTCTTACCTTACTGGAAGAAATATCATCTCTTTCCATTGACTTTAAAGTAATTCGATCCCAGATATAGTCGGGGAACCATTCTTTAATAATCGCCGGGTCATCATTATAATATAATGTAAAGTCCTTTTGTCCAATGGCACCTACAATATTATAATAAAGATATAATCCCCACTCTTTTGCTACTGTTTTATAATTTTGATTATCACTGCCTACATTACTATCATATGGAATATTCTTATCAGCACTCCAATCCGGTAGTTTTATTGCTTTTATTTGGTCGAAATTCCATTTGTAATAACAAAGCATTTGTAAATATTGTTGCCATCTCAAATCGATAGAAAAAGGATTTCTTTCGGTCATAGATTTATCAGCACTTCCAATGATTAATAATACTTTGTCATTTTCTTCCAAGGCTTTTTTAATTACTTTTACATGACCAATATGCAATGGCTGTGCTCTGGTAATGATTACTCCATATTTCATGTTTTACCCTCTTTGTCTATATTGAAAAACTTTGGAAGTCCTGGAACTCGTAAATGGTTTTGTTGTAATATCCAGTGCTTCTATTTTTTCTTGCACTAAATCCCTAAAATTTGATTTATACAAAGATTTTTGTGATAAAATCTCATATACTCTTTGCAAGTCCGGCAAAGTGAATTTTTTGGGTACCAGATTAAAAGCAATATCGGTATACATAACTTTATTTTTCAGCCGGACCAACTCTTCTAAAATGATATCTGCATGGTCAAATGCCAGTACATCTCCATCCTGCACAGGAATCTTGTTTTCAATCGTTAGTATTCCATTTTTAAAAGTCTTTGTTTCTAATTGATATTTGATATGAATATCTTTTTCTTCATTATGAAGTCTCAAATGATCATCTGAAATATCAATATCAAACCAAAGTGCGTCCTTTGCATCATCTCCGGCTTTTACATTCGCCTGATATCCAAATGGTAACAAAGCTGCATAAGCAATATCGATTACCCGCATTCTTGGGTCTCTGTCCGGTTTGCTCATTGTATAAATCTGTTCCAAATAGATATTGGTAAGACCTGTCTCCTCCTGCAGTTCTCGACAAGCAGCCTCATATGCCGACTCCCGCATATTGATGAATCCCCCTGGCAGAGCAAAACAGTTGATGAATGGATGGTCTTTTCTCTTGATTAGTAATATCTGCAAACAACTAAAATCCTGTTTTACACGAAGCACCATCATATCTACTGTTACAGATGGTCTCTCATAATCTCCCGGATTGTAATTTGCTAAGAACTCTTCCTCGGTAAGTCCCGCAGCATTTCGTTCCATTTCTTTATCCTCCCTAACATAGTAGTTTTTTACTACTATCTTTTACTTATTATATAGTAGTTTTTTACTACTATGTCAAGCGATTTTTTTGCATTTGTAAAATTAATTACTCAGGACTGTAATTTCATCGATAATTAATGTGTTTAACTTATCTGCCATTGTAAGTGCAGCGTTATTTTCCCAATAAGCTTTTTCTGCAATCATTTGTTTTGCGGTTTCCTTTGCAGCTTCCTCTGTATCAGCCATAATGCCTAAGCTATAAGGGATTGTCGGATAATCTTTCTTATGTAATTTTACGTTATAAATCATATTATCCTCCTAATATTTAATTGTGATCTATGGCATCCATTGCAGCTTCTAATGTCATAAACCAACGTCCATCCACTGAGTACTCGTCTTCACAGTAAAAATTATATAGGATTTCTTTTCCTTTATAATGTTTTACTCCGTACTCTCTCTCATCCTCATAATGAATTTCATCCATATGCTTTACCCCATAAAAGATTAAACCTTGAAAATGACTATTTTAACCAATACTATCGAATCCTGTTTCAATTAATCTGTTTCCATATTCATAATATTATGTGAAAATGAAATGCAAATAGTCACATAATATTACAGTGCACTCCGTAGCATTAGCTACGTTCGTTTTCGTCTTCTAAATCATAACCTCTGTATGATTTCCCGATTACCTTAACTTTTGTTCCTTTTTCGAAATAGCCTGCACAGCTATCCACTTTTTTGTTGTAGTTGCCCAATCACCAATCTTAAATCCATTTTTATTTTTTACATATGCCATATTTTTTATCATCCTTTCTAAAAAAATGCTAAGTTTTGTTTGCCTTTTTACTGAATAATACACTGCACAATTTCATATCCCATCTTGTCCAAATTGCATTCAGATGATTTTGGTTCACAATCACCTGGAAGCATATCAAATGCAAAATCTGATAAGATACTGAATTTTGTTCCTGCATATTCATCGATCTCTCTGATGGCTTCATCAATTATTCTATTTCTTTCTTCCTCCTCTGAAACATTGGCGAGTTTATTTGCCAATCGTTTTGCATAATATTTAGCTCTTTCGATTAAACCTTCTACATATCGTTTGGCAGCTTCTTCTGTATCAAATGTCATTGGTTTGCACTCTTCATCAAACATGAAAATTCTTTCCATTTTCTTATTAAGCATAGAATATCCAGAAAAACTATTTTTATATCCACATTCAATTGCCCAACCAAACTTAGTGTCTTTCCAGCCGTTAAGTGATTTCTTTCTTAATTCTTCTCCGATTGTTCTATCGAGGAAATATACTACGTTGTCATGTTTTCCAAATAACTGTGTTGACGAAATACAGTCTCCGTTTCCGTTTCTAATCATTTCAACTGCATCTTTAATTCTGCCTGAATAACTGAAACGTAAGAAACTTTTACAATCTGTATTTAATTCGTTGTCCACTTCAAAGTACTTCCCATATTGTTTATCTGTTTGAATTATTTTCTTTCTTGAGCCGTCTGCAAAAATTGCATATTCATTTACTTTTCCATCTACTAAGCATTTCGCTACTCTAAATTCCTTCATTTTGTTTTTCTCCAATCTTCCAAAGAAATGCGAATTTTATATACACCAATATTCTTCTCCATCCATTGCTCGTTTCACTTCATCAATGGATAAATCGTATAAGTCAGCAACAAAATCTATTGTACTATCCATGCATTGCAATGACGCAAACTTCCGTCTATCCCTTAGACAACTGATTGCCTGCTGTAGATTTCTTTCTTTATGCAATAATTCCTGCTGTTTTACTTCAGCATATTTTTCATAATTGTTTTTACTCATTTCTCTTACCTCTAATCTAAAAGAACTGCAATTTTTATATACTTGACATTTTTCTTTATCTGCTTTCTACATTTCATCAATAGCATTGTGCATTCGTTCTTTTACATCTGCTAACTGTTTATCTAAATCCTCAAAGCATTTCTGTTTTGCTTCATCAGATAATTCCATATCTTGAATCACCTGTTTATCTTTCTTAATAGAATTTAATTCCTCCACTAATCTATCAAAATCATTTGCGTCTCTTTTTGCATCGTGACAATACATGATTGCTCCTCTATCTCTCATTTCTCCTCACTCCTTCCTAAGAAATCTTAGTTTTATGTTAAAATTCTATATCACAGCAATCTACACATGTATTGCCTTTGTTACTCAAACAAATAAGTTCTCTATATTTTCCACAGCAATCGCAATATCCAAGAAGACTACTTCTTGTCCATTTTCCATTGATTTTGACGTATCTGTATTTATAGTTCTGCATTATTTTGGGAATTTTATCAGAATATATAACAACTCTTGCACCCGAATGAACACTTGTATTTGATTCTACAAACACAACTTTCTTTCCCTGTGATAAAATTTCATTTTGTCTCTTTTCTAATTTATTGTAAAAATCAAGTGAAGTAAAACCATAAATGATTTCCTTATTTGATTCACAACCGTCATATAGATTCATAATATCCTCCTATCTTCCAATAAAACACGTATTTACTGTGCTAATTCTTTCGCAATGACTTTTAATACATCGCTTCCACTCGTGTTTAAAATTTCTTTTCCATTTTTCCAAATTTCTAATTCTGGATAATCTTCGTTTGGATTGAAATCTTCACAAATACTTGTGCGAATTTTATTGATGTCTTCACTTACACAAATTGTTTCACTGCCTTCATAACCTTGTTTTAACAACACATATATTTTCATATAATTACCTATTCCTTTTCTATGAAATGTTGCTTTCTATTTACTCACAAGTATTTATTTTCTTGGAGTCTTGGTTTCATCAGCTTATAGTACAAGTTTATTTTATTTGATCAAATTTCAAACTACTATCAACAACCCGTGCATCATTAAAATCTGACCAGTCAAAATCTGAGTCTCTCATGTCAATTGTTTTTTCGATTGCTTCACGTTCTGTTCCTGCTTCAACTATCGCATATCCATATTTAACAACCCTTAGTCTCATTTTTGCCATAATTTTCACTTCCATCTATTTTGTTTTTTAATATTCTTCATCTGAACGACCAAACAACCAGTCCCCATAATCTGCATGGGCTTGATTAGTAATATAATCTGCCTCTTCTTTTTCCAAAAAGTATATGGAATTCCAAAACATCGTTATTTGTTTTTGATTATCCTCGTTTACAACTATTTGTTTCGTATATTTCGAAAAATCTCCTGCTTCATAGCAAATAGTTCCAATAGGAATTAAATCTACTTTTTTAAAAGTTCTTTTCTTTCCCAAAGTTTCATTCCTTTTGTAGAAAAATTAAAATCCATTATGTTCTCCTATTTTAAATAAATTGCTTTTATTTTCTACTTATATATGTATAAAAAAACCGTAAGAATTGACATTTTTCTTACGGTTTTTCTGGTTTTATAAATCTATTTCCATTTTCTGGGGTTTCTATTTCAAATAAACTATCACAACATTCATATGGTTCCTCTACTCTTCCGTCGTAAATGTCGTTTTTCCTATTTTTAATCAGTCTTTTTCAGGTGTTTCAATTTCCATGCTTTGTAACATGGTTTTTATCTTTGAAACATCGCCATAAGATGGTATTTCCGGATTTTCCTCTAAATCTCTGATATCCTGGTCTACAAACATTTCTATTATTATATTGTTTTCAGATATCACTCTTTTTGTATCTGGGTTTACTACAATAATATCTTCTGATTCTTGTTGATAATATGCTACGTGACTGGTCGCTGCGATTAGTTTGTTTTTTTCATAATCATATCCACGATAAAAGACTTTAGGTAGCATGTATGGACCAACCTGTATTTTTTCCGAATTAGTTTCGATAAATTGTACTATTTCCGGATCTAAATATTCAGCTTTATAAGTGCCGGAGCCTTGATAACCGCAAATTTGTTTCTGGATAAAATTTCGTAATATTTGCTCAGAAGATGACTCTATTGGTGAATCTTGTTCCCAATTTAATTCTCCGTTTTCCCCACTATTTAACTTAATATCTACTGTTAAATTATCATAAAATGGAAATTCATCCGATCTTTTTTTATCTCCATAAATTGAATATGTCCTGTCTGTTGACGTCATGACAACACCTTTCCCAGGTTTATAAATATATAAATCATCACTATGGTAATTAAATTTTGCAATTAATCTCTGCATAAATCATTCTCCTGTCTGTATATTAAATCTTTATAGTTGTTAATTCTAATCAATTCTTTATATAAACATCCATCCGTTACAGTATCATCAATACATATCCCATCTTGAAATGTGCTAATGGTTACTATATTACTATAATCTTCATCTTTGTAGATATGAAGCACTAAATCCTTATTCTGACCAAATTCATATATTTCTAATTTTTCATTAGCTTTTAAATTATCACAATAATCTACAATTGTATCTATATCTGGTTTATTAAGTTTGTATATCATAATAATTCCTCCATTTTCATCTGTTATTATATGTAAAAAAAATCCGTAAAAATGGTCAAAAAAATAATCCAAAAGAAAAATAATTTCTTCTGGATCATTATATCTACCGATGTTAAGTCAATGTATTCCATTCTAAATGACGAAATTTCTGATTGTATCCTCTGGAACAGGAATCCTCTGATAGTTTTTGATGTCTAATTTTACGATTATATTCTCGTTTCCGACGTTTCATATCGAATTTACACTCTCGTTTATACCATGATTTATTATATACACTACGTCTCGATTTTGTCATACTCATATATAATACCTCTTTTAAAAATTTTACATATAATGAATAATATTATCAGTACCCATAGAGAGACTCGAACTCTCACGCTCTTCGCAACTGCTTCTAAGGCAGCCGTGTCTACCATTTCCACCATACGGGCATAATTTGGATAAAGGGATTTGAACCCTCAATAATTGTTCCAACAGAGTTTGAGTCTGTCGCGTTTGCCAATTTCGCCACATCCAAATACACCCGGAGGGGATCGAACCCTCAAGCCTTGCGGCGTCGGATTTTAAATCCGATGTGTATTCCTAATTTCACCACGGGTGCATATGATTATAAATAAAGAGTAAGTGGGTAGGGTTGGACTCGAACCAACGTAGACCGAAGTCAACGGTTTTACAGACCGCTGTAATTGCCGCTATACGACCTACCCATAGGTGACCGACGAGAATTGAACCCGCAACCGGTGGAACCACAATCCACTGCTCTACCAATTGAGCTACAGCCACAGTACCTCTTGTGGGATTTGAACCCAACATCCGGAGATCGAGAGTCTCCTATCCTAACCATTAGACGAAAGAGGCATATGATCCCAACGGGACTTGAACCCGGTATCTCTGGCTTGAAAGGCCAGTGTCATAACCTTTAGACTATGGGACCGCTTTTATTTATTTTGTAACAATAATATTATCTATTGTTGTTTGAAAGATTTTAGCTAATACAACCAGATTATCGATTGTTGGCATTGCTACTCCCTGTTGCCATTTGTATATCGCCTGTGGAGTAGAAAATCCAAATACATCTTGTAAATCTCTCACAGTCATTCCAACTGCTTTTCTCATTGTTATAATATTTTGTCCTGTACTTTGCATATCAATTGTAGGCATTGTCATAATCCTTTCCATAAAAAATACCACCTGCCCGAATTAGGTAAGTGGTTACTTGGATTTGATTATGATCTATTTTTCCTAAATTGATCAATCCCAATGTATCATATCTACCTTATTCTGAGCATTACAAATAATACTGTTTTCATGCAGCAATAATTCGTGTTCGTATTCATAATGCTCATAAAGTCGATTAAACATTGTCTTATCCTTTCCCACATTTACTATGCGTTTTTTCTTTATCTTTACTTTTATTATATCACATTTTCAGAAAATATCATTATACTTGTAATATAATGGATGCTGATACAGCCTACTGGATATCTTGGGATACTTACATATCACTCCACAAACCAAATGCATAATGCATCAATGTAGGATTTTATCGATGATTCGAAGATTAACCGGCATATATTTTCTTTTTATTAGCATACACATTTACAATAGCTTGGTATTTTTATAACAAAAAGAATAATATATCATTGCCAAGACGATTGATGGGTTTATCCACCCAGAAGATGATTCAAAATTAAGCATTGTAAATTAACCATTCACCATTGAGCATTTAAAGCTTTTATCGATATCCTCGATATACATAATTTTCTTTAATAGCTTAAAAGGCTATTGCATTTTTCACGAATGCTTGTTTTATTCTTTAATTATTTATCCTATCCCAAAGAATTAAATGGAGGTATGTAACTTTAAGTTTTCGTATCATCATCCATATTTTATTTATCGCAGGACTGGATAAAATCCAGTCCCGCCACCGTAATCAATACGGCGATCACCTTTTTTATGCCGGTACCTCAATCTTAGTAATACAGTTACTAATCTGCAGCTTCGCATCCACAGTTGCATCGAATTCCTCGATATACTGCTCCAGCTCTGCAATCTTCTTATCAAGTTCCAGAGGATCTACTAAGGATACTTCTCCACTCTTACGCATCGGTACTGCGATAGAATCATAATCCTCCGGCTTTACCGCAGACTTATCCTTTGCAGCAAAGGAAGTCATAACTACATTATCGATCTTCTTTTCCAGATCAGCATTCTTGCTATTCATACTGCCAACAGCAAGGTCTCTCTGATTCTTCATGGCACGCAGTAATGCCTTCTTGTATGCCAGGGAAGCCTTGGTATCGATAGCCTTTGCTACTGTCATGGTTTCACCACAGATATCTACGGTAGTTGCTGCATTGGAGGCTACAATCGCTGCCTTGATATTATCGCGTCTCTTGATCAGACTATCGATGGTATCATACGAAGACTGTGCCTCGGTCTTAAAATCTTCCTTAGTCTTAGACGGAGTTACCTTATTATCTACAGTCTTTGCATCCGCAATAAACTTTGCGGTCCTAATCGCACGATCAATTCTGGAATCCAGAGTCTTCAGTTCATTCAGTGCTTCTGTAACTAACATCTCAGTCATAGTTGTAGTCTTTGCCATATTCATACACTCCTCTTATCATTTTATACACATATCTTGGTTACATATCCTTATGTCAAAAAAAACCGTAAAAATATCAAAAAATGAAAATTATTTTTTTATTTTTTAAAAAATATTATTTTTTATAAATTTACTATGGTGAAACATACATTGGTTTCCGGTTATAAGTAACCAAACATTATAGAAATAAACATAACTAATAATACCACTGCTAAAATATTCATATTGTAATATTCTCCTTATTTTCCTATATCTATTTTCTCCAACTTATGAAAATATTTTCTTTTCTCTCGGCTTATAGCTAACACAAGGTTTTTCTAACACATTTCTATTTGTATCTATTTTTTTATCAAACATATAGCATTCAGTAAATCTGACATAACAATGTTCACAATTTTCACATCTCTGTTCTTTTTCAATATCATGGATAATTTCTGGATCTAAATCTACAAGATCCATATCAGCTTCGTCCACAGAAGTAATCATACCAATGCATGTATCATGATCATGTTTGATTACCTGAATTTTAATAGATGGAGAAAAATCAACATCGATAACCCTTGCTAATGTCATATATGCATTAGTTACAGAATACTTTTTGTATGTTTTATCATTTCCTTTTACATAATCTCCAACCTTAAATTTTGACATTGTTTTTTACCCCGTTTGTGAATGTGATTTGTCTTACATTTATATATGTATAAAAAAACCGCGAAACATAAGATAAAATCAAAAATATTTTTGATTATTTATTATCCTTATATAAATTTCAGAGGCATTGTCAATTAATTAAAAGATTTTATTATAATTTTTCTCCAATTTTTTACAAATCTAATGCCATCTCTTCGAGCTGGCGTTCCCTGGCAGCAAGGTAATCATCAAGTATCTTCTTTTGTTCCGCTACCAAATCATATACCTGACAAAACTGTTCGAATGGAATCTCTACACTATATCTAGCTTGTGAATATGCCCGTCTAAATTCCATTAAAAATTTGTTTCTGATTTGACATTCTTCTGGAGTAGATGATTTATATAATGGCACAAATACACTAATCTTCTTTACCAATTTTACCAGATCATGGTCATTCGTAAGATATCCTTTTGGCAGCTTATAATCTGGGTTTAAATCCATCTGTATTTGTAAAAAGCCTTTATAAAATCGTTCCAATGTATTGGCTAATGCAGCATAGTCATCGGAGCAATATTCTATTGCGCCATTTTTTATCATACCAAGTCTTTTCCACATTGCATTAGCATGATTCAGATAAGGATAATCCTTTTCCTGCATGGGGGCACTTTCCGGTAAAATCATAGTAAAGTACCTGCCTTCCATACAGTATCTCCAGCAGGAGTGTCTGATCCATCAAATTCCGCAATTAACTCGATATTTATAGTATTTTCCCATGTCATTTCATAATCAGATAAAAATGTAATTACAGATTCCGGCAATTCTGTTTCATTGGAAAAGATGAGATACATATCAAATTTCTTTGTGACGCCACCATTTTCAATATTATAAGCAGGAATACGGATTTCCTGTAAAATATCCTTCACGTTTTCCGGAATAAGTGTAACTACTTCTGTTAATTTTCTTTTTTGATTTTCTGTCATATATAAATTCATAATAATATCTCCTATATTTTCTAAAATTTGTGAAAGTAATTTTGTGTCCATTCCTTAAAACAATTCGATAATATCCAATCCTTTTTCCAAATCGAAGTCGCTATATTTTTCAATATCTTCTTCTGTATGGATATCTTCAAGAATCTGTTTTAACTCACTGATATTATTCTGTAATCTGGTAATATCTTTTTCGAGTAACTGTAAACCTTCATACGTTTTTTGTTTTCTTTCCTCTATTGTCATTTAACATATCCCCCATAATATTTGATCACATTTATATATGTCAAAAAATTCCGTAAAAATAGATAAAACCCACAGAAAAAAATATCTGTGGGCTATTTTTAAAATTCGTCTCTGTTTTTTAACTCTGCTGCTGCACGTTCTCGTTCCAGTAGGAAATGTGCAATCGCTTTATCCCAATTTGCTTCATCGGATAAATTTTTATCTTTATTTTTTCCATAATACGTAAAAAGCTGCATTAATGCTCCGCTTCCCGCGGTACCATTTGTCAATTGTTCGTCCAGCTCATTTCGCCATTCTCCTAAAGGATCCATGTGCTCTCTGGATAAATATCTGTCCAATTGCCTAAATGCCTGTTGTAGCATTACTTCAATGGAATGCTGTCTGTACATTTCTTTTTTCAAAGCATCATAATCATTTTCTTTTCCGATTTCCGGTAAATGGTTTACTAATGTCATCCACATCCTCGTGCCAAATTCTTCTTCGGTCTTAATCTCTTTAAATGGGAATTTAAAGGGTCGTTCGATAATTCCACAAGGACCAAAAGATATACAAGGATATTTTGAATGTCTGCCTTCCAAGGGAATGTCTTCTGATTGTCTTTTTGCAAATGGAATTTTATAATATTCTTCTGCGGCTTTTCTATGATTATCATACATGGTTAATGATAAATTTTGAATAACCACTACGGATTCTGTGACCGGTTTTTTATCTTTGATGGTATAAAGATAAAAATTCTCGTGTTCTACATGTTCCCACATCATTCGAATACAATGATCCAAGCTTTCTTCATTGGAAAAATATCCTTTTATTCTAAAAGTTGGAAAATAGGTATTGGGATTTTGTCCTTCATACATCCCGCCACCAGGAACGAATTCTATATTGGGATCATTTTTTTCTTCATTCCATTTTTTAATGGTTGCGTACATCTTTCGTTCTTTATCTATTTCCGGAATAAATTGTAAACCATATTCGTGATTACATGCAGGTACGATTCCATTATCTATAAATAAAGCAAGATCTGGAAGACCATAAGAAAAAAAATGATCCATATCATTTTTCCAACTATCGCCTACTTCATTATATGGTACTTTATAACGATCTAAAACTGACATATTTTTAATTCCTTTTTTCTTTTACTCTATATTGTTTTTTGTCTTTTGTCAACGGAAAACGGGGATTACTTTTTTAAGTATCTCCTTTTTTATTTTATATTTATCATAAACAACAAAGCTGATTACAATCTATCTTTCTATTAATGATTGTTTTAATTGTTCATCTGTTAGGATATATTCTTTATATCCATTGATAAATTCTAATTCATAGGTATTTTGGAAGTTATTTCCAGATTTTTTTAGTGTTTCTATGTAATTTTCAAAGGTATGCAACATAACTGTATCTTTAATAAGTGTTTTCTCTATTTCTCCTTTTAATATGAAAACTGCAGTTGTATTTAAGTTATGTGATAAAGAAAAAAGTGTTTTATTATTTAAGTTTTTGAAGTTATTTTTTGTAAGAGGTAAGATTTTATTTTGTTTATTATTATATAAACCGAAATAGATATTATTTCCACTTACTTTACATAGCAAATAAATTTCACTTTGAGCTGTGTATGATACACCTATAACAATATGATTTTCACGTATTTCATTTAATGTTTTTTCTTCTCTTAATTGATGTTTAAAATCATTTATTTTACTACATACTTTTGCAAAGTCTTCTATACTAAAATTTTCCTTCGATATTTCGATTCCATTATAATAAAAGGAATCTTTTATATTCCTTAGTACAGAAGTATTATTTGGTAGAATCATAATTTCCTCCATACAATCTAATATTATCAATGATAATCGGCTGTACATTTTCGGAGATTTCTGCATTCGTGTATTTTGTTTTAATAGCAGGAATGTCAATTTTCCCTAAATCATCTAAAGTTGGAGTATATGCGGCTAAAATAACACTTCTGAGATAAATACGATTTCCTTCTTTATCTTCTTCTGTTAATTCCTCATCAAACACATGTGTTTTTACAGCTATTTTATACATATCCATAGGAATACTTACTTTAATACCATCCACATCAAATACTTTCATATTGTTATTTTCCATATATTTATACCTCTCTCTTTTCATGAGCAAAACATTTTAGGTTCCTACTATATTATGTATAAAAAAACCGTAAATGTAAATAAAAGAGAGAGGTAATTTTATTTTTATCAATATCCCCTATCTGTTTCTCGATTTTTTACAAACTCATTGATGATTCCTTCGAACTGGTCATTTTCTGTCTGGTTACAATCATGGTTATCAATAAATTCTTCGGCGATTTCTTTCGCATCTGCTTCGGAAATATCAATTCCCATATCCTCAGCATGATCTTTTGCATCCTGAATACGATTCATAAGATTCTGGTGTCTGTAGATGGCATTTAATAGATCGGTAGGTAAATTTTCTATCATTTGGGAAATTCTTACATCATCATCTTCATAATCTTCATAATTTCTACTGATACCAAGATTTCTCGCAAATTCATCCGCTAAAGTATCATAATCACTGCCATAGATCAAAGCTCCATCTGGATCTTCTTCTCTATCTGCATTGGGTAACATTTCGGCAGTAATGCCTTTATCTTCCAGAAAATCTTCAACTACATCCACCATACCACCTAAAAGTTCACAGGCATCCGGATAATTCTGTATTGGCAAATATGCAACTGTTTTATCTTCCGGTAACTCCTCAATATCCCAATAGCACATATCAGTACAATCATTGGAATAGCAGCAACTCCATTCGCCTTCAAAAGCTCCGTATTCCGGATCTGGTGTATCCCCATGCTCATGATACTCTTTTTGCATCTGTGCTTTTGCCCTATCGACTCCACTGATTCCATCTTTATCTTCAAAGATTGTGGTGTTTATTTCTGTGCCATCTGACCAAATTAAAATTGCCTTCATTCTGTTATCTCCTCTTATTTATCTTTCGATATCTGATTCATTTTCTGCTTCCTGAGTATTCTCGTTTTTTATGATTCCGTGTTCTTTCAGATATGTTTCTAATTGATATCGGTCTTCCATTAATTTGTCAACCATAGCATATTCCTCCTCAAAGCTTTTAAGCATCATATTCATTGCTTTGGATGCATCTGACATCAATTTTGAAATATTATTTCTATGTTCATTGAATTGAGAAGCTGGTAAATTACTAACAGCTACAGAAGCACGTAACAATTCGTCTGAAAAATTTTTTGTTGCGTTAATATATCTTTCATAATCATCGTTTTGTGAAACTGTAGTGCGTTCCATTACTATATTATTTTTTTCCATTCTATTAGGTCCTTTCTTTCGTCAAAAACTTTAGTCACTATTTATATATGTCAAAAAATTTTCAAAAGATGATCGATTTTCGTTGGAAATTTTTGCGCTTACAGTCATACCGTTTGGGATTACAAACTGATTACCGACTTCGTTCCTACGTCGTCAATATATTCTCTCATGGTTTTTAAATGCATCACTCCGACTCTTTCTTTTTTATGCATACCTATCATTTCGATTGCTCATACGACTCATCTGCTGTTCCACTGTATGCTATTTATATGTTATGCATTTGGAGTTCCTAAGTAAGTTGAAACAGCGTTGGTAATCCCAAACGACATGACTATAATATACCTTTACATACAGGCGGAAAAAAATGAGCGTCTTTTTTTAATCTAGTTCCGCCTGTAAATGCCTATTTTTCGTTATATTACTTGATGTATTTTAATACATGTTTTTGAGTCTTCCTCTGTGAGACTAAATAATGCGCACCCTGGGACCTGGGTGCAATTCCCCGGCAGCCAAAGTATCAACAAACATCAAATAGATTAGATTGTTTGTTTGGAATCCATATTTAGTACGTTACCAAAGAGTCCGTCCTATTCCTGCGTGGGGTGGGGTACAAATATTGGTAGATAAACTGCTGTGCATAAAGAAAGCTTACAGAGATACCCCTGTAAGCTCGTATAAGCTTCATTTAGCTATTTATTTTGTTTTTACGTATCTTTCTCTATTTCCTTATCTAACTCCTGCAATAATTCAAACATATCATCACCTCTGAATTATTATAGCATATTATTTCTGACCTCACAAATGCATAATATACCACATAATATTACAGTTTTTATCTTTCGAAATCATCAGATTCCTTTATATGCTCATATAAAAGTTCCATGATTTTATTATGAGTTTCGTCTGTTTTACGCAGTTGTTTGCAAAAATCTTTGCTGCGGCTATAATCACATATATTTTTCATAAGTAAACGCATTGCCAAATTATCCGCATCTAAATATTTATCCGGAGTATTTACCCAAAAAGCTTGACTAAAACGACTATCTTCTCTTTTTTCTTCTAAAAACTCCATATCTCGAAAAGTTCTGATTCCGACTTTTGCATAATTTGTCATCCGATTACTTAGAGACGCGGATCCCTGTTTTGGGCTATGTACATGAAATCGAAAAGTATATACATCGCCTTTATATTGAAAAGCTCCAAGGATATCTCCATATTGTGTTGATTTTGGGTTTAATCCGATAAAAGCATATAATACTTGGCATTCATTCGTGGATAAATCGTCTGGAATTTCTTCCATGAGTAAATGTTTCAGATTGTCTTTTTTCATATTTACAAATTCATTTATTTGTACATCTGTTAACCCCATTACAAATCCCTTTCCTCTTTTTGTGTAGATGTATATGCTCTTTGTCTTTCTCTGATATTTCTAAGCGTATCTACCTGTTTCAACAAATAAAGTGTTCTTCTATTTATCTCTCCATTTTGATAAGAAAGACTGGTAGCATCTCCATCAAATTCAGATGTCATAAACTCCTTTGCCCATTCTTTTGGACATTTTAAAATATCATCTTGCAGCTCATCTGCTAAGGTGTCTATGGATACAGAAACGTTATATAATTCCTGTTTTTCTCTGTTTATAATGATATAAGCATCGAAATCGCTTAATACCAGAGTAAAATCCGTGCCTTCCTCATTTACAAAGCATGCTCCGGCTCCATCTTCATAATAATGGATAAAAGCATTTACCATATCCAAAGGAACCGCAGTCAAATAACTGCCAGTCCCTTGGAATTCTCCTATTTTTATATCACACCATCCGTGTTTTGGATTTGAAATCATCTCTCTTCCTCTATTTCGTCTTCTGTATGTATTACTTCTTTTGTATTTTCGTCATACTCTGCTCTTGTGACAAAAGATACTTCAGCCTTTAATTTTCCTGATACATAATTTGTTACACGTTCTTTTACGTCATCTAACATTTCTGCTGTTAATGGAGTTGTAAATTCTCCTTGCATTTTTAAGTAGCTGATTTCATTGTTTTCCATTTTGTGCGCTTTAAAATATAATGTATAATATCCAATAAGATTATTTTTCTTTTTTTCTACGTATATCCCTTTTTGTTTCTCTCTTAATTCTTTTAAGGTGTCGATATTTTCTAATAAATATCGTGTTTTATGCTTTTCTTCATCGTTTAATATCCAAATCAATCTTTTCTTTCGATCAATTTCATCCATATTTCTTAAAGTTTTAAGATCTTCGCTGAAATCAGATACCATAAATTCCCTTACCCATGCTTCCGGGCATTTTAAAATATCTTCCTGAAATTCATATGCAAGAGTATCTACAGAAACATTTTTAATAAGTTGCCGTTCAATAAGCTGCCGTTCCTTATTTTCTTTTATTTCTTTTAGTATATAAACTTTATCATTTTCTAGCATGAAATAGGTATCGTTTTTTATATAACTATATCCTGAGCCTGATTCATAGTAACTAATAAATGCCCTCGCTATATTTAAAGGAAGATCTGTAGTATCGCATAAATCTTCATAATCACCCATTTTTATATTACAATACCCATATTTCGGATTTGATATCATCTGTTTTCCTCCAAGTAAATAATACCATTTTTAGTAATATTAAAAGAACTAACACGATAGAAAGACAATTCATAAAAAACATCTGAATTTAATTTATGTCTTTTTATGTATTTCTCATGTACGTGACCATGTATATTATAAGTACAATGATTTTTAATCATGTAATTTGTAATACCATATAGTCCAGCATGTGCATTTGGATATATATCATCTTCTATATCGTATTCTAATTTAGGGTTGCTATGTGTTATCAGAATATCTGCTTTTGGCATTTGTTCTGAAATATCATATGCTTGTTTTTGCGTAAGTAAATTACTATCATTTTTATATTTTACGCTTGCTTTTATCCCGGCAAATATAAGATTATAATCTGGTAATGTATAACTTGCATTATGTAGATTAATAATAGGCGTTACATTGCTCTCTTGCAGCCATTGGTTGATTTCTGAGAAATCATTACTATCATGATTTCCTACTATGCCAATTTTATATGGGATATTTTTAAATTGTGGATATGAAAATAATCTTTGCCAATCCGACCATCCAATATCTCCTAAGCAGATTAGCAAATCATAAGGTATATCTGTTTTAGGCAACTCTTCCTCGTTTAAATGGCTATGGGTATCTGCTATAATAAGTGTATGGATACTTTTATCGCCTAATTTTTCAAAAATATTCTCGCTTGTAATTTGGTCAGGTGATATAACTTCAGGGACGTTTTGCTGAGTATTTTCTTCCGAATTATTTACCTGTTTTTTTCTAAATAAATCCCAAAAATGAATCATCTATCTTCTTCCTCTCTATCATCCCATGTGTATGATTCTTCTTTCATACCTATAACATTTTCTTCATATTCTTCTTTGGTTACAAAAAATACTTCACACTCTTCCTGAAGGTGTTGTTCCATCATATTTTTTATATTAGAAACTAAATGATCCATTATTTCTTTTGTCGGTAAAATAGTAAAATCACTATTCCATTTAATATAATTGTCTGTATCAGATTCCAATGCGTGAATCTTAAAATACAACTGAAGGTAACCAATAAAATTTTTCATTATTTTTTCTCCTCACATTATTCTTTTATAGTTTTGTTCGATCTATTATATACTTCTATTATATACTTTTTCCATGTAGCATTTGTTTGCAATATTTAATGGATTTTCTGTAAGATAACCATTTTCTGTAAATAGTACTCTTGTTTTTAGTCTATCATCAATTAATACTGTCTGATAGGGATCAATACCATATAATTCTTTACTACGAGCTACGACATTTACCTTTAATTCTGGAGCAGACACCCCAAGGTAATCGTCAAATAAATCACCGCAAATATGTTGCAAATATTCCTGCTTCATCCTCAGTTCAATACTATCACAACAATGTGTAAGTAGGATAATCATGTTATTTTGTTTCTGTTCTCGTAAATAATCACGTAAAGAATAGTTTAAATGGCCAATATTATTATAAGACATCCAATCTGTAATATTTACATCACTTAAAGTATGCACATCCCAGATAAAAATAGTATCATCAAAATCTACATAAATAATTTTATTTCTCATCTGTTTCGTATTCTCCCTTATCAATTTGAAAATCAGGTAATTTTGCTTTTACTATGTTTAATAATTCCTCTATCGGACCGTTCCAAAACAAAATCGGATAAGGGGCTCTATACCCATCATAATATTCTGCACGATATCTGATATCAAAAAGATAAACAATAGGCTGAAAATAGAAATCAATATCCATGATTTCGCCCTTGACAACAGAGAAAAATGGAGTGTTCTTACAATAAATGGATTTTTCTAATGCTTTTTCCAAATCATCTATCGTCTCTTCCATTTCTTCCAACGCAGCCAAGCTACAAAGTTTCTCCACAATTTGTGTGAATAATTCCTCATCTTCTGTGTTTGCTAAACTATGCATAATACCCCCTAATGACTTTTTACTAGATTTGCAGTGCTATCCGGTATTCCGAATAATAAATCAATTTTTTATATGAGTCCTCCTCATTCTCGTGTATAATAAGCATCAGGCTCATCTTTTACATGTTCCCAATCCTTTTCCATTTTATTGCCGACAATTTCTAGTCCAGACATATCGGCAATATCTAATTTTCTGTAAGCATGAATATCATAAGTACGGACGCCAGTAATATTTTCCCAAACAGAATAATCGTTACTGAGTACCCATTGTAAATTTTTATCATCCCATAAAACAACTTCTGGTTTTGCATTATTTATTTTTGTGTTCTGTAAAATATCAAAAGCAAAAATATATTTTCCATTTCTGTCTCTTTTTCCTGTACACTGACAGAGTGTATTTTCAAGAACATCATATGGCTTCAAAATAGTTCCACGACCAGGGGCAATAGATTCATTTTTATAAATTACACTTTTATTTCTCGCTAAATCATAAACATAATAGCCCTCTACAACTTCTTTCGTTTCAATTGTAACTCCACGCCATAATCCTCTTCCATTTACAATATTAATATTCATAGTTTTTTCCTCACTTTCTTTGTTTTTATTTTTATATCGTTTTGTAATATTTGTCAGAGTATCCAAAATCTCTTGCGTTAAACAATTCTTTTCGGAACGTTCTTCGCTATAAAGAAATAAGGCATCATCTAAAGCGGCATATCTTTCTGCATCTTCGCATAACATTTTTAATTCAGATAAGGAACATATTTTCTTATATTCCAACAGTTCTTCTGTTATTGTTTCCAAGAATTTTGCTTCTTCTCTGGAAAAAGCCACACTATCTGGCATTGATTTTAGAATTTTTTGTTTTTCTCTTAAAAATTCCTGTTCTTGTTGATTCATTTTATAATTCTCTCTCGTCTTTTTCTTTTTCGATTCCTGCAAATTCCAGTACTTTATCTTTATCCAAAGTATAAATATGCGAAGACCAATCATCGTCTGATTGTGTTTTTTGTACTGCCAGGGGACAATTACATACAGCATCGAAATTCTTTTCCAGCCAGTCGTATACATATTGGTTTAATCCATTCCAAATGTATTCGATATTGTCTGGTAGTCCAAATATTTGTGCCATATTCTGTAATCCATGCTTTAAAATATCTGTGCCTATTCCCTGATTTTTATAGCCTTCTTCTGTAAACCATGCCGGTATTACCCAAGTGTTTGTCTGATCTGCTTTTCTATATATTTTACAGTTACAGATTTCTTTATCACCGATTGCTGCGATACAGGAAATAGATTCGTTTTTAATATGTTTATAGTCATAATGAATATCATATTGCATGTCATAGTCCTCCATTTATATATGTAAAAAAAATCCGTAAAAGTCATCACTCTTACGGATTTATTACTCAATTATTTACTTTTTCTATCATCTTTTTTATTTTGAATGTATCGACTACGACTTCCTCTTCTTCCCTACTTTGGAAATATGCCAACATATCTTTTTTTGACACAATCGCCTTTTGTATATAGCCCATTTCGGAGCCTTTATCAAATCGATGTGCAAACCATGCTGCTTTTTCCAAATTAGTGGTCCAGGACAAACCATATTGTTTTCTACTGATACCAACTCCTCTATACAGTTCCATCGTCTCCGGTAGAGCTTTCCATGCAGCATAATCCTTTTCGTCCATAAGAAATTTTTTGTCAGCATTGCGAAACCAGTTGACCAGTTCTCGTAAGGATACATTTACATCATCATTGGGATTTTCTGATGTTACCCAAATATCTCCAAATAACTCCGAAAAAGTCTGTTTAGTAAGATATGGTTGTGCATATTTTAGAAAGGTTAGACGATATGCTTTGCTTGTAATATAAAACATGTTTCGTATTTCACTTTGTTCCAACCGTTGTAAAATAGCAGTTCGCCATTCTTCGAAATCTTCTGGATTTGTTAAATTCCATGTTTTGTCAATTTTATTATTGTTTATTTGTGGAGTATAAATAAAATCCGTAAATGGATGCGAACAGAAAACCGGAATTCTCTCATTCGATGTAATTGGGACTATATCCATTAGCAGTTTTGCGACATTGTAGATTTCTTTTTGATTATCTGTTTCAGAAAATGTCATTTTCGCCATAAAAGTCACCTCACAAAAAATATGAAAACAGATATGATATATTTTGTCAAGACCTTCCCCAGCAGGCAATCATTAATTGACCATCAATTCAATAGGACTGCTTACAATAAACATCTAATCATTTTCCCTGTTCTTTGAACACTATCCATCATAATATTATCTCCCCGAAATTTCCTGTTCATTTAACTTTTTTGTAGTTACATCAATAAACTCATAAATGTTATATTTTCCGGATTCCAAATAATTTTTTGCTTCTTCAATAAAATTAAGATTCTGGTTTCTGCAATAGAGACTTAAATATCTAAAGTCATCATCTATTTCATCATGTGTTGCAGAGTCTCCTAATAGCTCCGGATATTTCTTTTCAATTTCTGTACGCAGATCATTAAGTGTACCCATCATAGATCTGGCAATCCAAGGTTCTACTGTTGTTATATCTAAAGAAAGATATTTTTCGTACCTTTCTATTGTTTCATCTATTGTAAGTTTCTTCATAAATTACCTCCCGCAAATAATATTTCCTCTATTTATGTCAAAAAATAAGAAAAGAATACCTATGTGAAATGATATTCATCAGGTCTATTTAATAATTGACTCCATCTCGCTGAAATAAACTTAGCATATAATAATGGATCTAACCCATAGCAGCCAAGTGCATAAGCATCATTGACTTCCATCAAAACTGTATGAAGTGTCCCATTCTGTAAGACACATGCAATGTCAATACTGCAGGCAGTCGGTTTTGCTTCCCAAGTGTTAAAAGCATCTATGATTTTTTCTACTGTTTCATAATCATAATGGTATTTTAAATGATCTGTTTCACATCTGCCATAAGGTCTTAAATCCATGAGTTTTCCATAATAATAAAAGCCTCTCCACTCAGCTCTTACATCGATTGGAGCGCTAACCAGAATTTCATAATTTTCACTATGATTTCCACAGCCAACTAAGTCTTTGATAGATGAAATAACATGTCCGGTAAATGCTTTATCTCTTTTAGGTTTTACAAAATATCCCGCAGACCATTTTTTCTCATCTGAGGCAAAATTATCCATATAATCAGTCCAAATCTTTCTACCCAAAAATGGACTTAAAACATCAGGGTAATCCGGTAAATCCGGTATTACCCCAAATTTTTGAAAAATATCTTTACATTGATCAATATAATCTATTACAATATCTTCTTTGGTTACTGCATCGTAAATTTCGGATATTGTATGATATGGTACAGTTTCTGCACCTAATTCTCTGAATCCATACATTGCTTGTGCAATATTATGATTGTGTGGAATTTCCATTTTCATACCATAATCAAATTTCGTTTTTACCCATACTTTACCCATATTACCACCTTAATCATAATTCCATCTGTCATGGACTTTTTTATAAGCGGATCCTTTCTGGAAATCGAAAACATGGTTCCTGATTCTGGAATTTGTTACCTTTTTTAAAGAGTCTTTATTCCAACTTCTAAATTTATGATATTGTCAATATTGGTTGACACATTTATCTCAAAGATATCATTTCCTATGCAGCCAGGCCCAGAGATTGGTAGTATCTCTGACGCTTAATCATAGGAGGAAGCCCACCGTTGGCAGAGCAGATCCTCCTGTTGTTCCAGTAACTGATGAAATATCTCCAAATAAGAACTCTCAGCTCATCCGTGGTCAGGCTTTCCGTATTGTAGCGGTCATAGAGAAGCTCGCTTTTCATTCTGGCCCACATGCTTTCACATCGAGCATTATCGTGGCACCTGCCACCATCACTGTTCATGCTTTGTATAATGCCATATTTAGAAAGCGCCTGACGGTAGGTTTCACTGGTATATTGTCTTCCTCTGTCGGAGTGCACAATGGCACCTCGCAGATCAGGATGCGCCAGATAGGCATTATCCAGTGTATGCTCACACAGAGTTGCCTTCATGTTTGTTTCCATTGCCAGTCCCAGAACGCTGGAATCAAAGCAGTCGAAGATGGCTGAAACATACAGTTTTCCATCTTTTGCCTTGATTTCTGTGATATCAGTTACGCATTTTTCAAGTGGCTTATCAGCCTTGAACTCTCTCTTCAGAAGATCATCTGACTTACGTGCTTCCCGATCAGCCTTGGTAATGCCATTTGGCTTGCGCTTTGGCCGATGGACAAGTCCTATTTCATCCATAACCCTGTAAACGGTTCGTTCACTGGGGATCTTGATTCCCGTCGGATTCTTAAGGAGCAGTGCTTGGTACATGCGAATACGTCCATAGGTATCATTGCATTCATCCTCAGCATGGATCACTCTCATGGCATCAGCAAGATCCTGATATTTCCAAGGGCGATCTTTAATAGCAAGATATTTGTAGAAACCCTGGCGGCTGACGCCAAGCATCCGGCAATAGAATGAGAGTTTTCCCTTAATCACGCCGTCTTTCGTTTTTATGGCAATGAACATCATTCTTTGGTTCTTGCTGACTTCCGACGGCTGGCTGCGAAAAAAGCGCTTGCTTCCTCGAGAAATTCATTTTCCTCTTTCAGACGCCGGATTTCTTTGTCCTGATCTTTAACGCGTTTGCGGAGCATGGCAAGCTCCTCAGCAAGACTCATCGCGCTTTCCGGAGTATGTGCACCGTCGCCAATATCCAATGTGCCTGCTCTAACTGCTTTCAGCCATGTGTGGATGGTTCCTTCTGGGATACCTAATTCTTTGGCTGCCTTAGCACCGCCGATTTCTTTGGCAAGTTTGACAGCCTGGATCTTATATTCCTGGTCGTATTTACGTTGGGTTCGTGACATTGAGAGTTCCTCCTTATTCTCTTTTATTATACATGAATTCCTTGAGAATAAGGTGTCAACTTTATTTATACAACATCATTATTATAATATACCGGATTTTCACTATCATATTCTCTTTCTTTATTACAAGGAAGATAGTATCCACCAGCCTTACTAATCCTTTTAACACGTAATTTATGCATTGCATCTGCCTTGCGTTTCTTACGCATAGCTTTCTTTTGATAATCCGTTGCAGTGAGAATAAGCATATCTTTCTCCTTATCTTTATTATGAGAATCTGGACATTCCTTTTCTGCCAGGGAGCATCTTCCAAATACGTATACTTTACCACCCGTTTTTTCACACCACATGAATTCCAAAGCATTTTCTTCCATATCTTTTCTGGTCATAGTACCAAAAACTTCATTTGGAATTCCATGCTCCTTTACATATGTATCATACATATACATGCGTCTTTCATAATCTTCTTTCCCATAAATACAATTCTTACAATCCATATCTACCACCACAAATGCATATACCATTTTGCAAAAAGCTGTAAGCCTTCTTCAATTACTTGATTACGTCTCATTTCTTCTTTTTCATGATTCTCTCGAATTTCTGCTACCCAGTCTTCTTCTTTCATAATTACTTTATTGCTTGATCCATCCTCAAGCGGTTCGAATTCGACATATAATCCATTCGTATAATCATATTTTGGATTATAGAGCCACCAGTCATCACCGGCTATAATATACTCGAATGCCTGAATCATTTTATCTAAGGCGATATCCCATTTTTCTTCTGTATCCATTTCGCCAAAACCCGGATAACCCATTGTGTCTTTTTTGAACTGCTTTAGCCTTGGCAGGATAAATTCAGCCATTGTCCGATAAAGGTCCCAACATTCTTTTGGATTTATATAAGTTCCATGCTGCTTCTGCCATTTTTTACGTTTTCTAGCGTTCATGATCTGTACCTTTCTCTGCATCTTTTATTGTAGCAAATAATTGTTTTACCTTTTGTTTTTTCTCATTCCATTTTTTAATTTCATCATCAATATCTCTTAAGATACGACCAAATTTTTCCTCGAATTCTTCCACTGTATAGAATTCTTCTGGACGGTCTATCCAGGCGTATTTGTCATAATGTAAATCGCCTTTTTCATCTTTTGCTACCGTAATGATTTCTGTTTCAAGACTGCCATGATAGCTGATGTCTTCGCTTTCATATTTTTTTACGACTGTACCATAAATAATAGGCAATTCATTCCGGTCCAATAAGATATTTTCCCATCGATCTCGTAAAATGATTACTTGATCTCCGATTTTAGCTTCCGTTTTATGCATTCTATTTTTTCCTTCCCTACAACAAATATCTTAATCCACTCAGATACTTTTCTTTTAATTTGTCTGTCAAAGTTTCTGTCTGCATTAAGTGATCTTTCATATCTGCAATCTTTACACGATATGCTAAATATCCAAAAACCTTATCCCCAGCAGCCGAACGAATTCGTTTACAATAGTCATCATAATTCATATCCGCAGGTTTCGTCAGCAGATCCAAAGCATACATAATATCATCCGATAAGATGTCTTGGTTTTCATCCATGAATTTTGTATCTTCGATCAAATCATGCATAATAGCTAAAACGACTGCATCATTCTTATATTTCGCAACGATTAAATCATCCTGTTCAACGTAATCTGCTACTCGTAAGGCATGACGTAATCCTTTTTCATCATAGTATTTGTTTGCATAAGCCAGTGCGTTTGAAACTGTAAGATTTTTCATTTGTAATCTCCTCTGTGTGTTTATGATTTATAATGTATCCATGCTGCATACAAATCCATAGTACAGGCAAAAGAATCCATTACTGCAAGAGTATATTCATGTCGCATAATCATTGAAGCTGCACAAAATGCACAAATTATTGATAATACAAGAAATACCACAATTTTTAGTTTTCTTTTCATTATGATTTTAACCTCTTTCTCTTTTTATTAGGTGTTTAAATAATGTAAGCCCTATAACAATTGAAATTTATCATCTATTCTTATATGTATAAAAAAACCGTAAAACTCCGAAGAATTTTACAGTTTTTATTATTTTTTATTATAAGGAGAAAATGAAATCTGAAACTGTAATGTAGTATAGACTATTTCACATATAGCCTACACCTACACTGTTAAAATTAAGAAGGAAGATTTCATATAGCCTTATATATTTTATAAATACGGAAAGCATCTGCAGTGCATTTACCTTATCGGGGTGATCAACATAGAAGCAACTGCAGATATAGCCGTAAATTATATCATGGAAATGGAATTATCGTATGACCATTCGCCAAAATATTTCTCTTCTGCTTGTTTTCGAGCCGTAATTGCGTCTTCTAAATTGTGATATTTTCCTAGCGATATTTGTTTATAATTAACAGATATATACGCAATCCATAATGCCTCCCTATTTTTCCAACAAACGCCAGTTACGCCAGAAGAATTATTTATTCCAATTCCTCTATTTTGAGAATTATGTATATGGCTTGTAATTCTTAAATATTCCTTTCTATTATCAAAGATATTATGTTCTTTGTGATCTACGATAAAATCGTCTTTATCTGATGTATATAGTCCTAGTATAAAGCGATGGAATAAAACTTGTTTTCCTTCAATGGTTCCACAAATATATCCGTCTTTTTTCTCATACCAACATATATCTTTGATTTGATCATAATCTTCTATATCAAAATAAAATTTTTTATTTGTGTTTGATGTCCAGCCAATACCATATTTTCCTGATAAATCAAATTTATTTTTCTTTTTCTTGTATTTAATGTTTATATTTTTTATTGTATTCTTTCTAACGCATCCACAGCTTGTTGTATGTCCTGACAACAAATGACAGCTTTGTACGCTAGTTTGATTGCCACAATCACATTTACATATCCAATATATTCTTGGCCCTTTATTATCTTTTAATCTTTGATGTTCTTTTTCGTAATCCCTACTTATTACAACTAATTTTCCAAATCTTAAGTTTCTTAAATCTTTAAATTTCGGCATTATAACAATTCCCCCTGTATAATATCTAAATCAAAAGGTGTTATAAGTCTAAAATTATTATCAGAATTTCCATCGTTTACATCAAAGATGACATCTGCCTCTTCTTTTGTATCGACAGGAATACCTCTCGCCTTAATATGCAAGCTGATCAAATCGTAAAGATTTGGTTTCCGGATATTAACTACGCCATAGCAGGTGGCAGCTACACCGCTTAAGTTACTTTCCAGATTGTTTCCAAAGTGGTTACATCTGACGCTATCTAAGGTCTGATTCATGTCACACCAAATAATCTCTCTGTTTACACAGTCAAAGATTACAGGGATTGCAATCGTACTGTTTGCGGTAAGGTCCATTTTCTGTTCTACGGTCTTAGGCTCATAAATCTCTCCACTGCTCGCAGACTCTCTTCCCATCCAGCCAAACATGCGGTAAATCCTTGAAAGTCTGATTTGTAAAGCTATATACCTGATATACGACATATCTTGCCCCATATTTTACTACGGAGTCAATATCTACATCCAGGAATTCGCTTACACCATCCCCATTTACGGGACCACCATTTGTAATATCGCCGGAATGACAAGCCTGATACTTTCTACTTCTTAAATTGGTATAGGAAATGTGTTCCATATAATTCCAATTTTCATCAAAAATGGCGGCAGACAAGTCAATATCTACACGATAATCATCCCAACCATTGTTTTTATCGATTGTGTTCGTCCACCAAATGAATGCACGCAGCGTCTTAATATCCTCAGCAATATGCAGTCTGGATCCACGAACAATGGTTTTTAAAGACTTACTTGCACTTCTCTGAGAAAAAGGTACAAGATAATTCTTAAATTCGGGAGAAAGATAGACTTTGCCCATAAAATCTTTCTTACGATAAGCCTCAATCAGAGCATTCTCGCAAATAGATACAATCGCATTACAATAAGACTCTTCGATTTCCGGAAGAGTATTCTTAATGGAATGACATCTGGACAGATTTCCCTTGGGGAAAAAGACTCTGTTCTCATTCTCCTCGTTTCTATGTGCAAAATGTTCCTTTACCTGCAAAAGTACAGGGGTGGAGACATCACCTGCAATATCCTTAAAGGTATTTACTACCATATTCGGAATTTTTGCAGTTCTTAACAGGTAATCTAACTTTCTAGCCAGTTCGCCCGGTCTTTTCTTTAATAAAGCAAGTGCAGCTTCATAGTTTTCTGCATCCATAGCTTTGTTTACTTGACCACCAAAAGTTTCAATCTTCTCGCC